GACTAAAATCTATGTATTTATATTTACCATCTTCGTACACTCCAATAATTGTATTGTCTTCCGACCACACAGGTAAGATCTCTCTCATCGCTGTAAGTTTTTCTCTAGTGATACCATACAAAGCAGACCCTGCTTTCATAGCTGCGATTGGAAAGAAAGCATATGTTAATGCTTGACCTACTAATCTCTTCATACCTATTGTTTCTCTTATAGGATCTTTTACTTCAAAAAGAGCACGCATAGTTGTATTACCACCTGTTCTAAAAATTTCTGACGGGAAAGATGCAAAACTTCCAAGAGGTGATCTTCTAATTCCTTTTACAAAGTCTGAGACGTATGCATAATTAGGAACCGTTTCTCTTACAATCTTAGCTGCTTCTTTCATGATATTTAAATCGTTAGGCATTTTAACAAATGCACCATCTGCAGTTTTTAAACCAGCTGATATAGCTGACTTGTACGCTTCTTTTAATTTATGTCCTTCCGCTAAGAAGTTAATAACTCTAAATATATCATCTTCTGCAGTATATAGATCTGTTGCTACACCATATAATTTTTTAAATTTACTAGTTGTACTGTTTACTAATTTATTAAAAAATACTTCTGCTGATGTGTTTTTTTGACTAGCTAATGTAATGTCTCCTATTATTCCTTCAACTTCTCTAGCTATAATGTTTTGGTTAACTACACCTTCGTCTAATAAAAATCTATAGAGCTGCTGATTCTGTGGTGTGTTTCTATATAACAATTGTGGTTGAATAGTATTGAATGCAGTTTTTGAAAACTCAGCTAATTTCAAAGGACTAATTAAAATATTACCACTGTGCACTGTAGTAAATACTGCAGAGAAAAAATTTCGTATGTGTGTGAAGGGACCTAAAATAGTTTTAGCTGCTTGCGATATTCCTTTAGGTAATAACATAAGAGATCTGTAAGCTAACGATTTGTATATACCATTCGTATCAAATGCATCTCCCATTTTTATTGCTTCTGCCCAAGACTTAGTTGTAAACATACCATCCAATGGCGATGTATAAACGTTGTCAGATAATCTGGTTGTAAGTTTTAAAGGTTTAGATATTTCATTAAATGGTAAGTTTTTTAATGCTTCATTATATGTTCTATAAAATAAACCTCTTTCACCTTTTGCAAGAGCTATGTCGCTTTCTTTTAAAAGATTTGTATAAAAATTATCTCTTGCAACTATTTCTGCAAGATCACCCATTGTATTAAAGATAACGTTTTTAGCATCTTTATAACTTCCAAATAAACTATTAAATGCTGCAAGATCAGATTTAGTTTGTATTAGACCTCCATCTTTTGTGGCTTTAAATTTACCGCCCGCTGTAATGTTATCACCTATGTTTACAATCTGCACAGCTTTGTCATCTAATATGTTGGCTGTACCTATAGGAAATTCTGGTGTGTTCGTTAAAGGATTTTTAGTAACACGTTTTAAAATATTGTTAACAACAATCATAGCATCATCTATAGAGAAATTTTTCTCACCATTCATTCTGTGATATTTTTGAACGATTTTAGCTACGTCTCCTTTAGCTGCGTGAGTAGGTTTGAAGCCATCTATTATCCCTGTGTTCATGTCAAAAATTTTATAGTCAGTTCCTAAATTATTTTTAACTCTATCGTTTAATATTTGATTTAATTCTTTTGTAGCTACGTTAACGTTTTTATTTTTTGCTATAGTGTTTTTTAACATAGCAGTAGTATTTCTAAAATTAATTCCATCTCCAATTAGATCGTCAATAGAATTTTTATTAACACCTAAATCATTCATAGCTTTTTTAAAAGCATTTAATGATTTTGTGCTGAACCCTGGAAATACAATATTACTTTTTTTGACTACATCATCTGTAGATAATAAAAAGTTAGCAAACAATTTAGATAATGTGTTAGGATCTTGAATAGCTTCTGATGCACCGCTACTATTCTTTGATATTTTTTTTACAGATTGACTAACGTCTTTAGAAATATCATCAGCTAAAACTTTAACAGCGCTTTTCTTTCCCTCTAGTTTTTGAATACCATCAAATATTTCCTGGGCTTTATCACTTCTAGATCTAAAAGGTTTACCCACAAATTTATCTACCCATCGTTCTATTGCAGAATTACTGAACGCAAGATCCTTACCTTTGGTTGCTAACATTTTTGCAACTTTACCTGTACCGTACACAAAAGGTATAACAGGAAAAGCTAACTCAGCACCAAATTTAAATTTATTATTTAATTGTCTAAACGCATCTTCATTAGCTGTTTCTTTTTTCTCTCTATCTAAACCTGTACCAATAAAATCTAATGCGTCTATATCTCCAATAGTTCCAATGTCCTCTGCTTTCATAACGATAGCACCACCACCAAAACCACCACCAATTGTTATGGCTGCAAATTTATCAAAACCATTTGGTTTATTTAATTGTTTAGCTTTACTAGCTGCTTTAGTTAAATTAACATTGTCAACTGTTTTACCATATCGATTAGTTTTAACTGCGTTAACTAATATAGGTGCGAGTTGTCTTGCTTTCATACTCGCGTATTCAATAGTTTTTCCAGTTGCTTTCATAGCTACTTTATAGCCACCCATTAATTGTATAAAGGCTTCTGTTAAATGTCCCGCAGCTGTAGCTCTAGCTTGGTCCTCGGCTTGATTTTCTATAACACCAAAAATAGTTTTTTCAAATTCTCTGTTAAATCTTTCTGTTAAACTTTTATCAACATCAATACCATCTCCTGTTGCTGCATCGTATAATAATGTTCCAAAGTTAATTATACCTTTTGGTATTTTGATAGTACCACTGACAACAGCTCCTGTAAGAGATTCACCTAATCCCACTTCGTAATCGTCTTTATCTCCTAGTCCAACTTTTTCTACTTCTTTATATTTTATAGGTTCATCTATATCTTTTATATCTTCTTTTGCCTCTGCTTGAGCAGCTTTTGCTTCTCCAAATAAAGACACGTCTTTTGGAAGCAGTGATGAAAGTTCAGTATATTTTTTTTCTTCTGTAATTCTTTTTCTAACTTCATCTTCAGATAAACCTTCGTTTAAAAGTTCTTCTTCTCTTAATCTTTTGATTAAGCCATCAACACCTTCTTCACCGACAATACGACTATAAAGTATGCCTTCTTCTAAACCATCTTCGATTATTTTTCTTTTGTCGTCAGAAGGAATAAGAAAATCGTACCAGTTGGACTTGTCCGCCATTTCTACTCCTCATCAATAACTGAAACTACTTCAATAACTTTATTGCCTTGTTTTTTAACAAATTTAGCTTTTTCTATATCATATACAATAACACCATCTGGTAAATCAGCTAATATAGAATCTTTTATAATATCTCCTTCCGGAGTATATTCACCACTTCCGAATATATATTTGTTTCTAGATTGTGTTCCAACAAATTTAGCATAGGCTTCCGGGTTAGCTTTTTCTAAAACTTTTAAATTATCTACAATAATTCCAGCCTGTAAGCTGTCAATTCTAGGGTTACCCCTGCTATCGTTTGTAGACTTAATAATACTGTCAACAGTTGATGCATAGTCTATTGCAGCTTGATCCTCTTCACTTCTACTTTTTCTAAACTCAGGTAATGCTCTGTTTAATGCGGCTTCTTTACTTAAATTAAAAGTTTCCATTAAGTATTCTACTTTTTCTTGTAAAGCTATTTTATCTGAGTCAGATAGATCTTTGTATAGGTCTAGTGCTATTGCTTGTCTTGTTTTCCTTTGCGAGCTTAAATCTTTAAATAAATTAGCTACAGGTTCTTTTGAAGCTAACGCAAGATTACCTATTAAACTACCTCCACCTGTTTGAGTTGCAATTGCTGGTCCATACTGTAATAAAAATTGTGTTAAAGGATCATTTAAACCACCTGTGTTTCCACCAGCAGCCATAATTGTATCAATACTATCAGAAAGTTTTACACCTACGTCATCTTTTAAGTTAAGGTCATCCGCATTACTATTAGCGTATTGTCCTCTTTCAACAACATTATCCATGATGCCACCACCAACGTCACCACCTTTTCTAAACATAGGTCTTTTAAATGTATTACTCATATTATGTTAACGCTTTGTATACTCCTGCTAATGTAGCTCCAGCTCCTAGGGCTGTTTGTAATGGTGAAGGTGTAGGCGTTGATTGAGTTTGAAATTGTGCTGGGTATCCAGAAATTAATCCCATAACACCCTGACCATATTGTTGAGCTAAATTTAATGGTTGTTGTTGCTGTGCAAAAGCTAACTGTTGATCGGCAGATCTAAGAGCTTGCTCTTGTGCTTGTTGTTGTGTGCCTAACGCACCCAACGCTGAAATTTGTTGACCAAATAATGCAGGCGCTTGAGTTGCTAACTGCTGCTGTTGTTGAGCTAAAGCTTGTTGATTAGCAAACGCTTGCTGTGCAGCTGATTGAGCTTGACCAAAACCTTGTTGTAATAATTGTGCTTGAAGTGCTGCCCGGTTCCTATCGCTTGCTTGTTGATACTCTGATCTTACAACACCTTCTCTACCACCACCAAGAACACCTCTACCTACAGCTTGTGCTGCAATACTAGGAATTCCTTTTGCTGCTTGCACATCAAACTCAGCTAGTGTCGTATCAATTACGTCTTGTTGATACGGAGACATAAATTGTTGATAAGCCTGTGGACCTGTAAATTGACCTGCTTGACTAGCTTGTGTCGCTGCTGTTTGTAAGAAAGGTGCAAAGGTTCCTAATCCACCTCTTAACGCTTGAGCTTCTTGTGTGATAGCTGATGTAGGAGCAACAAATTGTCTCCCCATAGTTTGAGTTAAATCTGCACCACGTAGACCACCAATAGCTTTTTGTAAATCTGCTAAATATGTTTTACCTGCCGCTTCAATAAACGGTGCTGGTAACTGTTGTACTGTTGAAATTTCTGCCATTATACTACCTTACTCTCTAGGTTCTTCATGAGATCATACATTCTCTGAGCACCTTTATTAACACTACCACCACCTGCAGCTCTTACTGCATCAGCGGTGAATACGAATTCGTTGTTTGATAACATCGCTGGGATATCATCTGCTTTTTCTTTTACACCAACTGGTGGTATAAATCCACCTGTTTCTCTCATATCTAATTCTTTAACACCTTTAGAATTAACGTTTACAGGTAGGCCCTCGATGCCTGATGCCTGTTCCACTAACTTATCAGAGCCAAATGCACGGCCAACTCTACCACCTTCAGCCATGTTTCCTACATCAACTGTCTGATCATCAGCTCCCTCTACTAAAGCGTTTATTCTTACATCATAGTCTTCAGGAGATTCATTGTCATTTTTTGGATATAATCTTGAAAACTGTACTTTTAATTGATCATTTACTTTTGCTCTTCTAATAGCATAATCTTCATTAGGTTCATTATCTCCTTGTTCTCTTTCAGCAAGTAAACCCGTAATGACTGCACCTGCTCCACCTACCTTAAGAGCATCCATAGCTTTTGATCCACTCCCTAAATTAAGTATATTGCCAAAGAAACCTTGACCCATACCTCCGGTAAAAGGTATACCAAATTTATTAATACCAACTCCTAAAGCTAATAACCCTGCAGGAGATTTAAGAATACTTCCTATGCCTTTTACAGCTCCCTTAATACCTTTACCTATTTTTTTAACAATACTACCTAAACCGTATTGTGCTCTACCGCCATCGGCCATGAATTTTTGCATAAGTCTTTCAGCTTCTGCATCAAGAATATCCATTTCTTCAGGTGTTAATAATTTTAATTCTTTACCAAACAATTCTAATGCTAATTCGTTTCTTGAATCCATTATGTCGGGTTCTGAAGCCATCTGCATCTGTGGCTTTTCACGTCTATAATCACCTTTTAGAATGATATCTGGTGCTCCTGCTATGAATTTTTTCGATGCTTTAGTGTCTGTTAATGCCATAATATTGTCTAAATTTAGTTTGAATGGCAGGCGTACTTATCCTGAAATATCACACTTTATTTGATTTTTGTGCTATCGTCAACACCTTTGAGAGGTTGACTTCCTTGATATAAGTCATCCCAAAATCTACCACAATAAGAATATTCACCAACATGTGTAATATAGTCTTTTAAATATACATGTATTTTACCGCCCATATCGGACCATCTTTGGCAGAATCCAAAGTCTTCACCAAAGTATCTTTTAGTTTTAGGGTCGTGCAGAGTATCAAAAAGATTGTACATATTATCTTTTTTCTCTGTGTTTCCATTAATAATTGTAGGTTGATATATCTCTAGCTCAGGGTATTGTTTCATCATCTTTTCTATGACTTCTCTTTTAATTAACATACAGCCTGTAGGAGCATGAGTTACTTCTGCTACTCCATCCTCCACCTGTATTTTTGTAGGATCTTCTACTTTTAATGGAAACGTAAAACCAGCTTTCGATAGATCATCTTTGTCATTAATAGCTCTATGCTTTGTTGTCATTCTTCTCCACGTCTTATCCCAATCAAACGTTTTCATAGGGTATGGACAACCTATTACATCTTTATCTTTTTCTAACATAGTAAAGATAGTCTTAGGTTGAAAGTCTATATCTGAATCTATAAATAATAAATGTGTGTAATGATCAGCATGATTTAACATTTCAGCTACACATAAGTTTCTACCTTGTGTAACCAGTGATGATTTCATTAAAGTAAAACTTACGAGTATTTTTCTCTGCATACACTCCTGTTGAAATTTTAATACTGATTGACAATAATGCATAGACACATCGCTATGCACAGGTGTGCATACCATTATTTTATATTCAGACTTCGTTCCAATATTGATCGTGGTAACCTCGGTGTCCCCATCCGTAGATGGCTTAGTAAACCAGATGGGTTCATTGTTTGCGCCTTGCGCTTTACTACTTTTTTGCATTTACCGCTCCTTCCAAAAACCTTTTCCAAGATGTGCCTATTTTATTCCAGCCGTAATATGCCTGTGCATATGCAGACTGACACTCTAAATGATTATGTATTTCTTCTCTATGTAGACTTTCTGCAGCAGCATCTATGCCGTATGCAAACTTTTGAGCTAATAATTTTCTATTATTTTCGTAAGGTATATACATAGGAAACTCAGCACCTGTTTCAAACAAAGCTCCGTAGTTAGTAGTAATACAATACAACCCTGCAGCCATACACTCTAATAAAGATATACAGAACGTTTCTTCAAAAATACTAGGATACACATACATTTGATAATTGTGTAAATGATCTTTTATAAAATTATTTGGTTTATATCCTATATAATTAACGTTAGGTAATTGCTCTGCTTGCTTATACAGCTCTTTGTAAGCGTGATCGTTTTGATCATAAAACGCTTTACCATATACTTCTGTAGACGAATAAACATCTAAGCTTATCAAAGGATTTTTAACTAACTGCATAGCTCCCAATAATACAGACAATCCTCTCCAAGGTGTGTTTTGATGAATGATTCTTATAGGCTGACCTTTTTGATAAGGTGGAGCTTTACCTATTTTATCTATACCATTTTTAATTACTACTGATTTGTGTGTAGGTATATCAAAATGATTTCTAAACTTTTCGTATGTCCAGTGACTGTTGAATACATACCAGTCGTACTTGTCATGATTAGATTTATCTTTAAACCAAGGATGTAAATTACCTTGATCGTAAGAATTTTTTTGCCATAGGATATTTACTTTTGTAGGATGTAAAGGTATTTTTTCCGGCACCGAAGTACAGATTTGTACTTCACTTAATAATTTATGGTCGACATATTTTTGCAAATAGTCTTGTTGTAATTCTGTTCCGCCTTTAGGTTTTTGATTTATTATCATTATTATTCATCGCTTTCTGTATCATGTCTAAACCTTTCGGAGATACCTGCACAGTTACATCTTGTACTATATCAGGTCCTTCTTTCTTTTCTTTAAACACTTCGTTAGTTTTAGTATTACGCCACGTAGTTATCGTAGTGCAATCTATCTTTATTATATTATCCGTTTTCATTCTCTCTGTTTATTAAAGCATAACTTATTAGGCCTTGTATTTTATTACTGCCTGTAGCTGCTTGCACAGTTATAGCATCACCTGCTTCTAAATTCAAGCCCTGAGGTGAAGCATTAACTTGTGTCTTGGCCGCTACTTCATCCCTAAAAAATTCATATTCAGTGCTTGAATCAGATGAGTCTACAAAATTCATATTTACTAAGATACCTGATGATGCATCATTATTTGCACAGTAAATACTTTTAACTATAATAGCTCCATCAACTGGGCACGTGAGCACTGTAGTTTTGCTTGTATCGCCTTGTTTAAAACCTTGATTTTTATATTGTATGGTCATGATAAGAAATAATTAAATGCATCCTGTTCGTTTTTTAAATCTTGTTGAAAAGAAAAATTAAGTTGTTGTTGCATAGTGGCTAACGCTTCAATAATCTGTCGTTGATTCTCTGCTTCGTATTCGGGTGCAGGTTCAGGTATGTATGCTGTTACCTTAGCCATTATAGACTTGCAATTCCTCCTTGACCAAATTTTCCTCTAGCATAATCTCTGTTAGATTTTTCTTGTGCAGCAGCTGATGCTTTACCTGCATCATACGCGGCTTGGTTAAATCCTTCGTTATCACCACCTTTAAAAGTAGGTCCACCATGAATATTTACAGATTTAGTTTTCTTGAATTTTTCTTTTAAATCAGCTTTTTGTTTATCAAATTTATTTTTCATGCTAGTTAAGAAGTTAAATTCAGCTACGTTTCTTTTATTCATTTCGTTCCATGTTTTACCATACTCATTTGTATTACCTAAACTACCAAATTTTTCCTCCCATCTATCTTTAGATTTTTGAATAGACTGTTCTTTTTTTGCATAATCCTTTTCAATAGATTCTGCATAGTTACCCATAAGACTTCTAACATTTTTACCTCGCATATCTTTTAAAAGACCTGTGCTAGGATCTACATAGATACCTGGTGTTAGATTACCTTTTACATCTTTTTGCATAACAGACTCAATAAATTTTCTATCTTGATACGGAAGACTATCAAATCTATCTATACTTTTTAAAAATCTCATACCTGGTATAAAATCAACTGCACCAGAAACTATGTTTGGTACAGTTTTAGTAAGGAAGTCTTTTGCTTGAGTCATGATACCTGTTGGTCTTTGAACATAATTACTACGCTCAGCTATTCTTGGATCATCTATAGCAAATTTTTGACCACCAGACATTACAAATGGAGCTTCAAATGTTTGTCCTACTGTTGACTGTGTAATACCACTCTTAACAGGTTGTGTAGGAAAGTTAGTAGCGAATCCTGATTGTGTATTTCCAAAGTTTGTTTGTGAAGGCACCGAAAACATTTTACTAAGAGCTAAATCGTTTGCAGCTTTCATATCAACCATAGATCTAAATGGGAATTGGCTTGTAGGAAAATCACCTGTAATCGCACTTTTACGATCTAAAATAGTTGGCTCTGCTGCACCGGCTGGTGAGAAAGGATTAACAAAGTTTAACAGTCGTTGAAAAAAATTTTGATCTTGATTAGGCAGTGTTTGATTAATATTTTGTTGAGACTCTAACATCATTTTTTGAACTTCTGGATCACTATTTTGCATAGCTCCCATAGTTTTATCTGAAATATTCATTTTATATAATGACATTATCTTCTTCCATCCGGTTGTGCGTCGAGTCTAAAAGTTCCATATCTCCAAGACTCACCTATCGAGGTGTTAGCTATTTGAATCGACACCAATCTTCCTCTAGCCCTAGTATCTATCTTATCAGTGGTTGAGGTTATTGTAAAGGGTCCCAATGGTGATCCTACTGGAGAATTGTCAGGGTAATCATTTAAGAATAATGTAACCGTAGAATTACCACGTAAATATTTAAAATCAGGTATAAATCTTTTAACAGACATAAAGAACTCTCCATCACCTCTGTAGTCAACAACTCCTGTAGCTTGACCTAGAGCACTTCGTCTGGACGTAATATCCCAGTCTCCAGACTTAATAAAAGCATCGATAGATGTTGTGCCTGAACTGTTGACTTGATCATCGCCTTTTTCATGACAATAGTAAATAGATGCACCATATTTATTTGTTAAGCCACTAATAGCAGCCAAAACAGGTGTGTCTGTAGAATTATAATCTGTTGCATAAGGCTCAGGATATACACCCTGATCTTGATAACTTGATCTATCTAAAGAAGATGTTGTAAATACATTTTCTGAATAATTGTAAGTTACACATCGATCAATCTGTTCCGATCCATCTTTAGGATAAAACCAATTTATCTCTGTGTATAAAGTATTCGGCGCTGAATAAACAATATCAGATGCTCCATAGTTTATTCCTAAATTATTTCCATCTGTACTGAATATAAAGTCTTCTACTAAACACGGCAGAGATTTTACTGTACCGTCAAATACAAAAAATCCTCCCTCAGCTGACATCCACCACACAGCTCCGTTTGCATAAGATACAGCTTTGGAACCTATACAGCCACAGTTAGTACCTACTTGTCTTACAGAAAAAGTAAATGGTGGACCTACGAATTGAACTACATAGGCTGCTTGATCAGTTAATACAAAAACATAATCTTTACCCTGAATAGCAGCTACAATTTTATTACCGGTATCTAATCTGAAAGTTCCGGCTGTGTTAGTTGCTGTTGGAGCATAAGTATTTAAATCCTCTTGATTAGAGAATCTTACAAACATTGGATCTTGTGTAGTAGAATCACCAATAGTTGTTTCAGTTCCAAAATGAAATAAGTGTCTGTCCCTGTCAGATACTAGAGTTATTCTCGTAGCTGTAGGATTGTTGGTCGTGTTAAAATTTGTTGTAGTTGTGGATGCTCGAATACTTCTAGGATTAGTAGCTCCAGCGTCCCACGTAAAAGTTTTACCATTAAATATTGTAGCGACTAATACCTCTCCAAAGTTATCAAGGCTCCAGATGCCTGGATCTAGAATTACGTTACTTACCGTTCTAGCTGTTCCCCATGTTCCAGTGTTCCATTGGTAAGTTCCCCAACCATAACCTTTGGTTTGAAATGTAGGACCAACTATTTCATAAGGTTTAATAGTAGCTTGTCCCGTTGCCGTTCCGCCAGGGTTTACTGCAACTGTGGGTGCAGTAATATCAAAAGTATTGGTAGTTACATTTCTAATTTCAAAAGCTCCCTCTGTAAAAGTGGTAGCAGATGTAAATCCATTTGGTATAACAGACATACTATTAAAAGTTATGTATCGCCCTGCTTCTAAGCCGTGAGTGCTTAAGTTAACTGTTACATTAGCCGAACCTTGTGCCGTATCAAAAGTAGCTGTTCCAGATATCTGTGCTGCTAATGGAGTGATGTCATAAAAAGCTTCATCGTAGTATAAAAACAAAGCTTGAGATGTACCAATAGCTACATACCTTTCTCCTTTGAAACTGGTAAAAGCATGTTGAGCTCTAGCCGCTCCAGGCAATGTTTCTTGAGCTACAGTTAGCTGTTCCCAACCACCTATTTTTTCTGGTAGTCCATATCTAAATCTTACAAAATCTCCATCTACCCATTGACCTTCAGCCCCTGAGTCTGTTGCTTGTTTGTTAAATCCGGGTTTAAAATTAAGCTTCTGTAACATAAGCCTTGTATTATATAGAGTTTTTATTTTTTTGGTAGTATTATATTCCAGCTTAATTCGGATATCAAATCCTCTAGACTAATTATTTTCTGTTGTTTTTCTTTTAAAAACTCATGTAACTCGTCCACATCTACAATTATCCAAGAATTTATGCTTTCAAAAACTATTTTATCAGCTTTAGATTTAAATGATCCTTCTTTTCCAACTTGACCCTTAATCTTTTTTAAAGGCCTTGTATCAAATTTAAATATTTGATTAGATTTTTTAGTTATTACACCTTGGACATCCCAAAGCTCTTTTGTTTTTTGAGTTTTAGTTGCTTCTGTAACTTCAGAAAGATGATTTATAAAGCGATCCAAGAAGTCGTGTTAGGATCCCAATAAAAATTAGCATCCGCTATATTTTGTGAAATAGACGAAGCTAGCCATCTTTGATTTGGTTCATCCCAAAAAGTTGCATAGTAAAGAGTTTCGTTTTGATCGTCTGTAAATTCTCTTTGTTCCCACGTAGGCTCTGTGACTGGACATTCCCATTCACCTGTTTCTGTATTTAAAGTCCATGAATTATATGGTTGTGGATTAACAAACATATCATGTTCTGGTAAATACCACATACCTGTATCCACAGCATTTTTTCTAAACTCTTTTTCTCTGCTATATGCTTTCCATTCCCCACCTTTAAAAAAATCATGACACCATTTTTCACCATCAACATGGGTTGGGTTTTGATCTAATCTACCTGCAGCAGTTGGTGTATCTCCACCTACTACAACATTTTTTCCACAAACTTTAACTTTTTCTCCATCGTTAAATGGATGATTTTCTTCTGTTAATTTTACAAAACGTACTCTTGCCATATGTTACCTCTTAATTAATATATAATATTCTTTTTAAGAATTAATGTCAATTCTAAAGATCAAAGTCAGGTATACCTAAAAATGGTCTACCATCATATTTTTGTGAATTTTTACCACGTTTAGGATTATAATGCAAAAAGATTTGTAAACATTTTTTTCCTTTAAAAACTTCTCTCCAGTGCTCATGTTCGCAGCCTTTATATACTAAAAGATCTCCTGGTTTTAAGTCAATTTTAGTTCCGGCTTTGTCTCTTCCCCCTGTTAAATCTATATGAATAGGCCATGGATCTCCTCCTATATTTAAGGTAGCAGATAATTCACATGATTTTCTATCTATATGTCTTTTTAATTCATCTCCATTCTTATATAATCTAGTATAAGCGTATGTTTCAATCAAAGATTTTCCATATACTTTTTCTATTTTACTTTTTAATTTAGTTAAAATAGTTTCAGCTAAAGGATCACCATACGAATTGTATGTATCAGGTATTTGTTGGTCACCATAATATCCAAATAATTTAAAAAAAGGTGATATAATTTTATTTTCAAATAAAAATTTTGTAGCTCTTTCTTTCATGGTAAAATAACTATAAGTATAATCTAATATTTCAGGGCTAAGAACAGATTTTAAAACTTTATATTTAAATTTTTTCATTAAAACCTACCGCTGCTTTTGGAAAAGCTTCACAATTCCAATGTATAAATCTAAATGGTTCAACACCTAAATCTACCAAATATTCATGTGGTAAATAAGATGGAAAAAATATCATAGTACCAGGTTGTGTTTTGTATGATATTTGATCGGTTGCATAACTTAAATTATTGATATCTTTTAAAGGTAATTCTTTCATGACTTTTCCAGGGCGTGGATCATGAAAGACAGGTCTAGATGTTTTGTCACTTGCTTTTAAAAAATAAAAACCTGACATGTGACCGTTCCAATGAGTATGTATATTGTGGTGGCCTCCACCTTTTTTAGAAAATTCTTGTACCCACATTTCTGTTATAAAGACTTGATAGTCTTTTAAATCATAACCCATTTCTTCTAACAAATTATGAGATGTAGCTATTATATAATTTTGTAATTCCATAAAATCAGGGTCATTAATCATGGAGCTAGAATGATAAACCATTCCCATATCGCTTTTACAAAGTTTTTTTCTTTCAGCTATTTCTTTTTTCTTTATACTATATGCTTTTTTAATATATGGATCAGTTTTTTTATTTAAATGATTAACCATAGAAGTGTCTGTTGTGTGCCAAACTGGTGAATTAAAATAATTACTGATGTTTAATTCTTTTGGTAGATTTGCTTTCATATTATTTATAAGGATAACCTAATGACCAACTCACTAAACTATGCCTAACTCCTTTCGTAACTGGTTTAACTCTGTGCCATACAAATGAAGGAAATACAATTATACTTCCTTTCTTTCTTGTATTACATACACTTTTTTGAGTTTTTTTCAAGTTAGGGTGACCAAAAAAAGCAAACTCAAGATCACCTCCTGTATATTCTTTTTCATCTGTTAATAATAAAGTTGAAGATAATTTTCTAATTTTGTTATTAAAAAAATTATTTCTTCCTAAAAAGGGCTCTGGATGTTGATCTTGATGCCACCCATAATATTGATTAGTCTCATATTTAGTAAACTGTAATGGCTCTGTAAAATCCCATTGAAAATTCCATTTTGCATTTCTATTGGCTGCATGTATGAAAGGATGTATTTCTCTATATAACCATTTTTCAGATAAAAAAGTAATATTAGAATCTCTAATTTTTTTTATTTCTTGAATTTCTTGAGGTGAAAGCGGTCCTTTTCTTTTTTTATTACCTACTATACCTAACGTATCTTTCATTGTGGAACAATGTTTTATAATATCATCACAAATTTTTGCAGGAATTGCTGATTCAAAATACCAATAGTGATCACCTATTATCATTCTTACTTATATTCTTTCTTGCTTTAATTTAAAGCAGTATTTAAAACCTTAAAGTCCCACTAACATTAAATGTAGCTAGTTTATCTCCAGGTCCTAAAGTCGTTACTGTATTACAACCAGGACTTACAGTTACACATCCACATCCAGGGAATCTTAAGATGACAATACCGTCACCTCCTGATGATCCTCCAGATCCGTGACCGCCTCCGCCGCCTCCGCCGCCGAGTCCATCTGTGCCAGGATTAGTTTGTCCTCCATTTGCTCCGCCGCCTGGGCCGCCAGTTCCTCCAGATCCAGAACCACCTTGTCCACCTCCGCCGCCTCCGGCGTATGTGACTGGTGATCCAGTTATAGAATTTGCTCTTCCGCATCCTCCAGGGCCTCCTGAATTTCCTTGGTAATTGGATCCACTACCTTGTGCTCCGCCACCGCCTCCGGCAACTCTACACTGTAAACCTGGTCCAACTCCACCGCCACCTGGGTTTCCTTGACCGGGAACTCCAGATCCACCTGGAGTAAATCCTCCAGATCCATTCCAAGAGCCGCCTCCGCCGCCTGAGCCTCCGTCAGCGCCTACTCCAATTCCTTGAGCATGTCCACCACCACAAACAGTAACAGTTGCAAATGTACTATCTGCATTTGGTCCACCAGCACCTACTACAATACAGTGATTACCTGCATCTAATGTAATTGCTGCACAAGGTGTGCCGTAAGAAGATAGCATTCCACCACCTCCTCCGCCACCTCTGGCGTTGTTAGGACAGCCGGGACTACTACTTCCACCCCCACCTACGACTAAATAGTCAAAAGTGATTGGATCGGCTTTTCCGCCTCGGCCAAAACCGGCTTTTGATCCTGCTCCGAATGTTCCTAGTAGTGGCATAATCTTTCTCCTCCTAATTTATTACGCAAACTGTGTCTGAGACGCTAAAACTGTAAACGTCGCTGAACCAGTTTTAATAACTGTGTATGAATAAACATGTAATGAACTAGCGTTACCTGCAGATGGAGCTGCTCCACCTTGCCATTCTGGTGTTACAGATGAGCCATCAACTTGAACTGCGTTATTGTAATAAGGTGTACTACCTTGTTTTACAATGTGGGCTACAGTAATTGATTCGCCTGTGTCCATGATTGAATCTAAAGAGTTTGATCCATCACCTCTAATATTTAATGTGTAGTTAGCTGCAGCGTCAGTAGTGTAGTTTAACACCGCCTGAGTAAGTACATCGTAGTTGATTGTTCCTGTAGCTGCTATAGCCGCTGTAGTAACTTTTTCTGCAACACTTTGAATTTTACCTTGACCATTGAAAGTTGCTCTACCAACTCCTTTTGGTGTAATATTCATGTCGATGTTAGTGTCGCCACCTGTTACTGCAATTGCAGGAGCATTACCAGTTGCTGCGTTTGTGAGCTGAAATTCGTTAACTGCAGATCCAGTAGTTACAAATTTAAGTTGTTCATTACCGTTTTCGTCAATGATACCTGTAG